GTACCCTCAATACATACCATGAAAAGAAAACAATATGTAATATTTGATTAACAAAAAGTGACTATGAAAAGAAACGCAGAGTTTTGAAGAAACTCCATGTGGGTTAAATTTTCAGAAAATTTTAATCAAACGGGTAATTGGCTTAAGGCCCAAAAGCATTATTATTCAAATCCAAAGTCTTCAGTTGATCGTAGATTGACATTGCGGTTACATCGCGAGAAGAGATGAATTGCGAAATTACCTTGTCAACCTGATCAAGTAAAGACTTGTTACTTGAATTAGCAACGAAATGAAGAATACGGTTTTGAATCTCTTTAAAATTACTGACCACCAAGTGGTCAGCGGGAGTTTTAAACGCCAAAGGGGCAATAGGAATGGAATATGTCAAGTTGTTCCCAGGACGAACCCACAGAGTAGCATACGGATCACTAGAATCAGTGTTCTTCGTATATTCAAGAACTTGAATAACGATATATCCGTTATAAAAATCTGGATCATATGAGTTCATAATGGGAACAGGCAACATCCATTCCGTATTGATGATGGTTTCAGGACCATGTACGACATGTTCCTTACGGTTAAATTGTGAAAGTTCTTGAATCGAAAAGGCAGCTACTTGAGCAGGTGTATATCGAGGGGGAACTTGAGCAATGATTAAGCGTATATTAGTGAAAGCGTTAGCGACAGATGTGAGTTTATAAACAGCAAACATTGAACGGGACGATACATCACGGGGACCGACATAAGCATGACGCAAAGCTTCCAATTGGGCATGAGTGGGGGAAGTTGAATTTGTACTTGCCCAGTAGTACGGAGAAATTTTTGAAATTACGCGGGTGTTTTCTTCAATTTTGAAAGTCCTGAAGGGAACCATAATTTCTTTATCAGCATCGACAGCAACGTGAGACATTCCAAGGGGACGGGCAGAGGTGTTTGGAGCAGTGTTGGTAATTGTGGCCGGAGAAGAAATGGCCGAGACATCAACAGAGGCTGCACCAGCATCTTTGTCAGTTCCCCCTGGATTGACTCCAGTATTGTCGGGCGAAACAGCTGAAGGCTGATTCGGTGCTTGGAAACGGGGAAAATTTGAAGGAGGACCTCGAGTCCAAAAATCAAATGAAACATCCTGAGAGGAATTAACTGCGACGGACATCTCGTTGAAGGTTTCAACAGCAGGAGTATCCCGGTCGGTACCTTGGGTAGAATAATTGAAGGTCATGGGTTTACTCCAACCCAAATAGGCACCAGTAGCATCACCACCCCACCAATCATCGGGGAGCCACATGGGTCCTAAGCCCTCATCGATTCTACTAACAATTTGCGCAGTAATGCAAACAACACGGCGGTTGGATCTTGTGAGTTGCACTTTGAAATCTTCTACTCTCCCAGCATCTTTCATATCTTCTGCCGTCGCGATTTTTGCACCTTCAATCCAACCTAAGGTTGCTCGAAGTTGGCCACTAAAATTATAAACTATAATAGCCAGGGATGTTAGGGTGCACGAAAGTGTTGAATGCATGTGTTCGAACTCACCTGTTACAGTGAACAGAGCACATTGGGGAGCTATTGTGAAATTTGGGGATATTGCATCGGGAACTAAAACAGGGGCACCAGGGTAAATTTCGACGGACTGAAAGTTGGTTGCGGTGACATCCTCAATGGTTGTTAAATGAGGATTAAGAGTACGCATAATGAGAGGTGACGCAGGAGCAATCTTGCCAATCTGGCACACAACAGCATCACCATAATTCAAAGCGTTTGACAGATTAGCCCATTGAAGCGGGCTTTCGCCGTCAGGCCAACGCAAACCAGAACCTTCAGTACTTGGGACATTAGGATCAGAGGACATTGTGAAAATGGATTGGTTGTATGAATTGAATGATTTAAAACTCATACTGGAGGATAAAGGTAGTTGTCGACCAACCATCTCGCTTGTCATTAACACGGACGCACCATCTACTTCAACGTAAAAACGTTCCTTAGGTCCAGTATTAATTGAAAAGCGGACGAAACCTTCGGGGTCAACATCAAATTCCAAAACATCTCCAGTATGTACGGGAACAACCTGAGGAGTTGCATATCCAGTTACAAATTTTGTGACAAGAAAATCTGTTAGAGCTCGCACAACAGGACCTGAACCGGGGAAAATAATTTCCGCACCAAGTCCAAGGCCTAGACCGAGCAAAGACCACAGAAAACTGGCTTGCACCTCACCATCAACCATGTTATATACGGTTTTACCTTCTATAGCAATACGGGATGGCGGCATTAAATCAGTGGAGCCACTTGACAAGGGAACTGAACGTATAACTGAACACTGCAACTCAGGAATACAAACGGACAAGGTGTAATGCATGGGTTCTGGATTGCCTTCTCGAGTGATGCTCGAAATGACATTAAAACAAAACGTTGATACCAGTTCTGAAGGATCTGCTACCAAATAAGTAGGCTGGGAAAAATTTACACGATAATATGTTGTTGTTTGTTCACTGACCCAAAATGTGTGACCAGGATATCCCAATTCCGCACCAACAGAATTGGATAGGTTATTATTAGCAGGAATAGCAAAAGACTTAATTTGATAATTGGATCCAATGGGAGCGCGTATGTCAAGACGAATGAGAAAATTAGGACGAAAGTACAGAAAAAGCTTTGCGTAATGAGCAACACGAGCACACAAATTTACATTTAAAGGCAATGAATTTTGAGCTTTGAGATCTCCCATCTTCACAATCTCAAAGTATTTAAGGTAACCCGGATATTGTCCCACGTCACTTGTAGGTGTGACGTGAGATATAGCCGTGGTTTGCAGAAGGTTTATGACTGGAACGTTACCATCCGGGGTCATTTCCATTGACGCTTTAACACCATCGAGGATGTTAATATCGTCATTGAAAGGTTCCTCAGTTGGAACGTCAGTAGCGGAAACAGCACTATGAGTAAGCATCTTAAGGGAATGATTGCGATGAAAACTGAAATGCAGTTATAAACATAAAACAAATAAAACAGTACAATATGCACAACGACTTACAATTATACACTAAACATAGATTGGGCGCCAACTCCAAAGCGGATCAATACATCAGACCATACGGCAGAATGTGATCGCATGCAAATATCGTAGGCACGCAGCCGTAGTTCACGGTCGATTGAACGCTTCTTATTGTTAATGGTGGCACGAAGCTTCTTGGTAAACTCGTTAAAATACTCGTTACCATGAAGGGATGCCTCGATTAATCCTTCTTGAAGTTGGACAACCCAAGCGTCAACATCTTTCCCATCGATTTTACTATAATTGAACACACGTTCAATGGAATCGATGTTGAGGGGACAAAGCCAAAAACCTTGGCTATTTACAAAGCGACGTTTTAAGAACGTCACCGTGCTAAGCGAACTGTGAAACTGTCCATTACCATATTTATCGGCGGGAGTATATTTTTGACCTAATTCGCCTTCCATAATCCTTTTGATGTTAACAAAATTGAAAATGGAAGCGAATTCATTTGAAACTGAGGCGATGACATCGTCGCCATAAAAGCAAATTGAAACATTTTCCCGATAAACATCGTAATTTCG